TATTTGCTGTCGCGTATCTTATAGTCTTTAACCAGTATTACGCGGTTAATGATGTCATCTATTTTAATCTTTGCACCTTCAAGCGGCATGGCTTCCCGGGCAAAATCATTAAACCGCTTGGGCTGTGGCTTTTCCGGCATCTAATATCTCCTGTAATTTATCAAATTGTAGCTTCAAGCCTAAGTTGTGGCAGTTGGCCCAACGCATCCACCCCCTATACGAGGCAACGCAAGAACGAAAGTGTTCAAGAGTGATTCTGCCTGCCTCTAATAGGCGGGGTAATATCTTTAAGCGGCGCTTTACTCTTATCGCCGTTGACCTTCTTAAAAGGACGTATTTCGGAAAGTGCCGGTAACCTAAGAAGTCCACGCCTTGAGATACCGGAAACAGCTCGCACTTACTCATCTTTAGGCCGAGCGTTTTATCCAGGTAGATTTTTAAGTCTTTGGATATTGCACGTAGAACTTTCTTGTCGTTATGGAAGAACAGGAAATCATCGCAGTAACGGACGTAATTCTTAACCTTGTAGACGTGCTTGACGTGCTGATCTAATTCGTTAAGGTAGATGTTGCCAAACCACTGGCTGGTATAGTTGCCGATTGGCACGTTCTGGCCGCCACCTATGCCGTAAATAATGGCTTTGATTAGGTTCAGGGTGTCTTTACATTTAATCTTGCGCTTTAAGATGTTAAAAAGAATATCGTGTTTTATAGACGGGTAAAACTTAGAGATGTCGCATTTGAGGCAATACTTATTTGCCCGGACAAATTGCATAGTCTTTTGGCTTCCGGCGTGCAGACCTTTGCCATCGATGCAGGCGTAGCTGTCGTAAATAAACATCTTTTTGTAAATAGGTTCAAGGACGTTCATTAAAGCGTGATGGACTATTCTATCGGGTGAAAACGGGACAATGAAGATAATGCGCTTCTTAGGCTCGTAGACCTGCTTAGTGTGATATGGGGATGTTTTAAACGCCTTGTTGATAAGTAACTCCTGTATCATCTTTAAGTTTCCTTCTACGTTAAGGTCAAAGGCTTTTACCTGGCGCTGCCAGGTCTTACCTTTACGCGTGCGGGCATAGGCAAGCTTTATATTCTCAGTTGAGATTATCTTTTCGTAAAGATTGCCATGCCTCTTCATTGTTTAATATGGGCCGGAAGATTTTCGGTCTCCCTACTAACCTTCCAGCCCCTCCGTTGTGTATTTTGCCTTGAAACGGCAAGGCTAATGCATCCAGCCAGGAGTTTATACTCGTCATCTCCGCACATTCCCCTGTATCCGCGCAGAACCGGCAACCGATATTCGAATTCGTATTCCAGCGATAGTTATTCGCATTTCGACCTCGTGAACCGCAGTTCACGCCGTTGTCCCAGTTACCGCCAGCAATCAGCGTCCGATGACGCATTAGCCTGTGAAACATCTATTTTCAAAAAACGCGGACGTGTTACGTGTCCTCGTAAGCTTCGCCTAAACTGGCTCCGCGCAGAACCGGCAACCGATACGCGAATACGTATGCCAGCGATAGTTAGACGCATCCCGACCCCGCGAACCGCAGCTCACGCCGTTGTCCCAGGCACCGCCAGCAATCAGCTTTACATCAGCATTACTTTGACCTAAATATAACTGACCTTTGCCGCCAGTTTGGTCGTACCAAGCCCAACCACCTGAACCATCCCAACGCGTAGATTGGTCTTTAAGCCATTGATATAGTGCGCCAGCACAATCTTCGCAACCAATGTTTGATATCATTCTACGACTTGCAGTATCTATATGGCCGCCAGCAGTTCCGGGGTCTGCTGATCCAGTTATGTTTGTGCCTTCGTTTGAGCCTGCGGCTATTGCTTGAAATTCTCCGTCATCAAGCATACGCTTTTTGACAGCCGCGCCGTCATCTACGAAGTCCATCCAATTTCTGGTGTCGCTTATGGTCCCGCCATAGACTGAGGTTGTGCTACTTCCGGTCCCCGAGGCGAGGTAGATATCTACCCACTTATTAGTTCCTTCACTAAAAACCATACCTTCCGGGTTAGAAACCGGCCGGTGTACGAGATCCCAAATTGAGGCTGGCAGAACGTCGCCAATCGCAAAGCCGGTCAAGGTATGTCCGCTTATCGTTCCTACGGCAACGCATAGTCCGTGGAAACCGCCAATCTTACGCGATGTTGAGGCGCTGTAGCCTGATGGCACGGATGAGTTGGCAGATAATACTATCTTAGGAGCTGAGCCGGATCCGGGCACGCAGGCGTAAATATAGAAGTCTTTGCCTGCGCGGTTGGCTGCTGTGGTGTAATTTGTCGGGCTGGTAGTATCCCAGCTTGCCTCTAAGGATAGATCAACCTCTGCTTGAGCGGTCAAGAAATAGACTGTTCCATTTATATCTACACTTAGCTTGTTAGGCGTAAGGATCGTATACCTGTTGGCTGCTGTGGTGTACGGCGTCTTTAATGCCCACTTCTGGTCGCGCTGGTAGAGGCTTGGGTAAAGAGCTGCCAGCTTCTCGGCAAGGTAGCCAGCGGATGCGTCGCCTGAGACGTTCTTAACTTTTTCGTCTGAACCGGATGGACCTTGCGTGCCTTGTGTACCGGATACATAGATATTCCAACTCGCTATCGTTCCGCTACCGCCTACATCCTGGACATCTACCACAAGCGTTGTGCCGGTATAACTTACCACCTGACCGTGCATATAGTTGTCTGAATCGGCACTATCTACTATTACAATAAATTGACCGGCTGCGAATTGCTTGTCGCTTTGAGTGGTAAAGGTTTTTTCTCCTGTGCCGATGGTGATTTCTGAGGTAGAGGTAGCCTTAAGGGCGGTTGCGTAGTTTTGAGCTAAATCGCGCGCGGCTTCGGCGGCTGTTTGGGCTGACTCGGCGTTGGTCTCGGCCGTCTCAGCGTTCGTCTCCGCAGTCTCCGCAGCAGTTTGAGCTGCCTCAGCGGCGTTTTTGGCTGTTACGGCGTCGTTCTTTGCGGTTACGGCTTGGTCCCGGGCGGTTTCTGAGGCTACTTGAGCCGTCTCAGCGTTCGTCTCCGCAGTCTCCGCGTTGGTTTCGGCGGTTTCGGCTGCGGTCTTGGCAGCCTCGGCCGCAGTCTGCGCGGCTTCGGCGTTGGTCTCGGCCGTCTCAGCGTTCGTCTCCGCAGTCTCCGCGTTGGTTTCGGCGGTTTCGGCTGCGGTCTTGGCAGCCTCGGCCGCAGTCTGCGCGGCTTCGGCGGCTGTTTGGGCGGCCTGCGCGGCGTCCACTATATCGTCTAAATCCTCTTCGCTATTCTCTATACCGTCTCCGGCGGCGTTCCACTTTAAAGCTTTACCCGGGTCCGGTTCGGCAACTGTAAGGTCTGTGGTCCCGCCGATCTTGGTCTTTAGGGTTCTCTTTACCTCTTCTTTTATGTCTTGAACTCCGCCTACGGCTTTATCTACCATACCCTCGACAACTTCGGCCTGAAAGCCTGGAGACGTTGTTAAGGGGACTTCCTGCGTCTTGGGTATATCTCTACCGATAACAACGTAATACTGATCTGTTGGTGCTGTAAGGAATGAGACAATACCGCCATCGTCGTCAAAGGTGAGGGTATAGTCCGACCCAAGAGTCTGCAAGGTCTGGACTCCGGTATCTTTATCCTCAAGATATACCCTCTCATTTCCCGACGCTAAAATTGCGAACGAGAAAGAAAAATTAACTGTCGTGCCGTTACCTAATGTTTTTACTGGAACATAATTATCAGCTATCATGATAATGCCTCCTTAAGATTTGGGTTATTTACTCTAAAAACCCTGTTTTTAGCCCCGTAGGGCGATTTTCTCATTTTAGGCTACCTTGCTATGGTTTCTCAAAAAGCGTTGAAATTCGCCTCATAAAACTGGCAAAGGCTGTGCTTGAGTTCGACATAGGTTTTTTATTTGGCATCTTTCTTCCTCTTGTCTTTAAAGCTGGGGCATTCTACGACCCTTACCTGCTCCCGTTGTTTGCACTCATTAGAGCATTTCTGGCATTTGGCGTTTAGTGGCATATCAGCACCTTTAGATTTAGGTTGACTTTATTCATAAGTTTTGGTATATTTCTATCTGCACCGACCAATACTTAAAATGTCCTTTATTAGGGCTTATTGCCCTGTCGCCTCGTTACCTTGGCCGGTGCGAGGCGTTTTTATTAGTGAATATGGACTACAAAGACATAATTTCTCTAATATCCAAAGCACTTACGCCTTCTCAAACGATAGAAGTCAATCAATACATACTTAATCTTGAGAAACAATGTACTGATATCAGTAAGCAATATGCTGAACTTAATAAAGAAAATGCGCAACTTACCCTTAAAGTAATGGAACTTAATACGCAAATAGCCAATTATGATCGCTGGGAGCAGGATAAAGAGAAATATGAGATAGTTAAGATATCTTCCTCTACCTTTGTTTATAAGCTTAAAGGAACTCCGCAGGTTTTCTGTCCAAAATGCTTTAACGATAATAGAGTGCCAGTTCATTTAAGACCTCCTGTTATAAATCCTTCCGGAAGGGTTGAATGTCCGAAATGTAAAAGCGTGTATAATGATGACAGAGGTGAACGATAAAAAGGAGATGAGACATGAAAAAGGCTTTGATTGTATTGCTTCTGGTTATTGCTGTTGCTACCGGGATTACCTATGCTTTCGCCCACTCCGGACGTACCGATAGGTGGGGTTGCCACCACGACAGAAAGACAGGAACGTATCACTGCCATTAGAGGATTAATTACATTCCTTGATTTTTGGGTTAGGATGTGGTAGACTTTGGGTATGACAGAATTTAATGTAATGTGGTCTATTTGGATTGTCGTTCCTTTATTTGCGATAGCCACTGCTTTCGGAATAAAAGAATGGATAAAAAAGAACATTCCTATAAAGAACAAGTATATTCTTTCTATCTTTAGTTGGTTAACCTTACCGTTATTTGCAATTTCCATTTGGTTACTCTGTTTATTTATCATCCGCACATTCCCTCTTCTTACGTTGCCCTTATTAAGAGATTAACTACCACAGTATTATTATTTCCCCATCTCTCTCCATATCCTTTTGACGGGCGTAGCAAGCGGCCCCTTCTTCTCTCCGGTTAAATACTTGAATATTCGTAATTCTGTAAGTATTGGCACTCCGGTAAATACTTCTATGCCGGTGCCAAGACCCTCAAATAAATCCATTAATGTCAGGTTCTTCTTCCCGAACTTTTGAATAGACTTGCTTATATCATCAGCCACAGGATTACTAATAACACCATAGGTTCTTTTGCCAGCAATCTTTCTTGCAGCAAATTCTGATATGTCAGCTAAATATGGCACTGCTTCAAATGGATTGATTGCCAACTGTATCATTAGAGAAGATACCAGGTCATCGTCTGTTTTTTTGCGTCGTCTTTCTTTTGTGCCAAATAGAGCCCTGCCTATCGCTTTCCATCCCTTTGTGATACCATAGCCCACTAAAGCATATAAAAGCGGATTGATTACCGAATAAATAATTGTTGTTTTTGCTAATTTTTCTCCAGATATCTGATTATTCCTGTAACTGATAATGGCGTCTATCTGCTTTCTTAAATATTGGTTCGCGGTATTTTTAAAAGCCAAAAGTGTCCTTGCTAAAGGATTTCTTGAATTTTGCCATTGGGACAAGCCAGAGCTTAAGCCTGACTGTTGGGATTTTAAAGTATTACGCCGAAAAACTTCAAATGCCTCCTCCATAGATTTGCCTTGGGATAGCTGCCATCGAATATACGGATACCCTCCGTAAATAATTGCTGAAATATCGCCTGCGCGCGCTAAAGCAGAGAGACCTTTTGTCCACTCATATTTATTTTTTCCTATTAAAGAAGCCCCTCTAAGCGCTTCTCTTACTGCCTCGGAATATCCTTTATTAAACCTCTCTTCTAAAAACCCCTTAGAGTTCTTCCACATAAAATCAAAAGTTTCTTTAGGATTTGCTAACCCCTCAAAAAATCCGACAGACCATTTTCCCGCGGGCATATTTTCAGCATAATTAACTACTGATATAAGCTGTTTAAAGAATATAGAAGGGTTAATTCCTACCTTGGCCGCAACCCAGTTATTAACAGCTTTCCCCAACATATCACTAATAGCATCAAGTCTCTCAGTCTGCTTATGAAGAGAAATATTGTCTATCTGGGCCAATAAAGTCTTATAGACGTCCTCTCCGAATTTGTTGGTTATCTGGTTCTTTATCTTTCTGTCCTGAAATATGCGTTTCAAGCTTTCGTATTCCCGGGTTAAATGCTGCACATGTTCGGCTTGAGATACGTGTTTCAAGAATTTGAGCCAAGCGTTCTTAGGAATAGGGATCACATAAGCGCTTTGCGATCTCGCCTTCAAGGCAGAAGGTGTCTCTCCCTGCAACCTTATGTCATCCGTAACGCTCTGTTGGAACTCGGAAGTTGCAGGCCAATAGTTCAACACCTCACCGAGGTCTCTGCCGGTAATCTCTATACTTCTTTGATTCAACACTTCCCGGTATCCTTGAACAACTTCTTGCATATAGTCTGCGATACCCTCTTCTGCGGGCGTGAGGTTAGACAATAATTCGGTTATCTGTTCCTCTCCGAAGGCGTTATAATACCTATCTCGGACAAGGTCGTTTTTAATAGAATTATAGATATCCAGAAGGTCCAACTTGTTTATTTCCGTCCTCAGACCCTCCGAATCTACTATCTCAAATTCTTGGGCTGCCATATCCTGAAAGGCTGAAATGACCGCGGGAAAGCTGTCTACCTCAAGCAGCTCAGCTATTTTATCGGCTGTCTCGTTAACTTTCTCAAAGATAGATATTTCCCTATTGTTCTCTTTTGGCTCAGGGTCGTATTTTTCGGCTATCTCCTTTCCAGCTAAAGAATTTAACATTGAATAAATGTTAGAGAAACCCAACCTATAAGCGTTTTCTATCTTTGTAATAATAGAATCCTTATCGCCCTTGATCTTATCTATGGCTTCGGATATTTCTTCGACTGCCCTATGGCGCTGGAGTTTTCTATTAAAATCTATCTCGTCCTTAGCCTCCTCGCCTATTTGTTTCAGGAGCTTTATATCTTCTAAAACCTGTCTGTGTAACTCAAGAGAACCGAACATTCCGTTAGCCACCAAGGACAGTATCCTTGTCTTTATGATATCGGCTTGCGTCAAACCCTCGGTAGGCATAGCGTCAAGTTCATTTTGAGCCTCTTCTTGGTTTAGATTATTTATCCTGCGTATATCTTCAAAGAATTTATTAGTCTCGTAATCATATTTGCCTACTCTTTTCTGTCCTTCTTTGATAGGCTTAGTGTATTTAAGTTCTTTGCCGATTTGTTTCTCAAGAACCTTCTTTTCTCCAGTATCTTTTAAAATCTGAATCCGGTTTATAATCTCTGGAATGGCTTTTTGAAACTGTTCGGATGACTGAAGGTTCTTTTCAAATTTCATAAACTTGGCTTTATCCTCGGCCGGTAGGCCAGACTCCTCAATCATCTTAATAAACTGATTCTGGATTTCCTTTATCTCTTCTTGAGCTTGAGACCTCCCCTCGCGGATACCCTGCTCTACGGCTTTGATACGCTCCTGCAAAAGGGTAGTTTCGCGCTTTGTAACGAGCTGTGGCTTGTTTTCCTCTATTTCATCTAATAAATCGTTTCTGGCTTTATCTAAGTTTTGGAAGTATTCTTTAAGCCCAACTTCATCGTTAACCTCTACTCCGAATTGGTTACGTAGTTCATCTATGGCCTCATCTGGCTTTATGCCGCCTTCTTTTGTAATATAAGAAGAAGGAAAACCGCTCAATTCTTCTTTGAGATACGCGTCTCTATATTTAGTAATCCTGTGTCTGAAATGGCGCCTAACATTCTCAATATCTTCCAAAGCATATTTAGCAGCGTCAACTCTTGCCAGGCGTTCTTCCATATTGCTAATGCGTTTCCGTAAAGGAGCTATTCCGGAAATGTCTGGCTTGAGCTGCTCTGGGGTAATATTTTTGCTTTCTTTATTGCTGATTATTCCTTCGGCTTCTTCACTTGCACTCGTAAAGGGTATTTCAGTCGGCTTTAAAGCAGGACCCTTATTAAAGACGGCTCTAAAAATAGTTCCCTCTGGAACGGCATCTTCTTCAATTAGGGTGATTTTTCCCTCTTTCTCCAACTCCTTCCAAGTTTTCTTTCCAAAATCAATATATTTATCTTTGTCATAGTAAAGCTTACCTATTTCAGCATTAGGATCCTTAACTCCTATACCGGCAATCATACTATTGGCTTTATTACTCCCTGATTCATATGCTAATCTAAGCCATTCAGCAGTTGGATCGGATTGTCCTCCGGACTGCTTAGTTTCTCCTATCTTATTTATAATTGCTTTTTCCTCTGATGAAAGTTCTTCTCCAGAAGAATATTTTGCTATGGCAGATTCTAATAAGCCCACTTCTTCTTTAGATAGAATAATAGCTTGATCTGTTGGCAATGTGGCTTTTGCCTTAGCCTCAGTATCGGATTGGGCAGGTAAAGATGCGCCTTCTCTTTGGTTGATCCTTTCTTGCATTTTTGCTAAAGAAGCACTCCGTTTTCCTGTATGTATTGCCGCAGGCCCGGTCATTAATGCGCCCGAAATCCCTCCGACAGCACCGGCCTCAAAAGCTCTTTCAAGCGAACCTTTCATGGCGTCTTTGTTTATGCCAGTAGTAAAATCGCTGAAATCCTGTGCTAAGGATGTCCAGAATTCTTCGTTTCCTTCGCCCAAGAAAGAATAAGTAATAGTCTTAAAAACATCGCCAATAATCTGCTTAGTAGTGGCGGTCCCGAAGCTTTTTGTAAGGACATTGCTCCATTTTTTTAGAATCCCCATTGTCCCTATACTCTCAAATCCTGCTTCAATAACCCCTCTTGACAAAGAATTATAGGCAGATATCGCAGGGTCTTTGTCTCTATTCATCTTTAAAGAATTTGTAGTCTCAAGCAAACCCATGCCTGCCAATCCATACCCGGGATATCCCGCCATATAGCTAAGAATTATTCCGATTTGCTGGGGTGCGTTTTTAACAACCTGTATGGCTAAATGTCTACCTACGCCATTGAAATCTTTAGTAGCCATTGCTTCCTCAAGCGTCTTAGTGGGAGTAATTTCTTTCTCGTAAGAAGTGCCTATATGGTCGTATAATTCTGCGACAGGATTATTCATGAGCCATTCTGGAGACTTAACCTGCAATTCCTTCCTACCCAAAGACTTAACTAAGAAATTCTGAGGTATAGCGGCGACATCGTAAACAGCAGCAGGCATCCTGGCAACAGACGCCCACAAGTTTGCTAAACCAGAGTTAAAACTATTATATAAATCTTCAACTAAAGGTTTCTGTCTGGGATATTTTCTTGCTGGTATAGACTCTTCCAACAAAAGATTAATAGGCTTACTCTTTCCCTCTACTGGAGGCTCTTCTAATAATAAATTAATTGGCATTATTTCCTGCCTTCCTTAGCCCGTAACGCCTCTAAAAGTTGGGGGATAGTCATACCTGATTCTGCGGCCGTATATCCAATATTTTCTATGGTGTATTTTGGATTTATTTTTTTAAACTCTTTCTCTATCTCATCTTTGGCAATATTTAAAACCTGTTCCCCTTGAACATTCTCTGCTTTAGCTCTTTTTATAGTATTAAACAATGCGAGAGAGGTGTTTGGTGGCTGGTAACTTTTTATCTGGGGTCCCGGCGAGTTAAACTGCGAAATAAAATTAAAAACGCTCTCCCAAAATCCTGAACCACCATCGGCTTTTTTTACTTCTCCAACATGCTCCTTGGCGGCGTAAACAAGAATAGCAAGCCTATCACGGCTGATATTTTTGTTGTCCGAAAGCGTATTAACTAAGAAATCGCTTATCGTCTTGGGGTCTTTTGAGTTAAAGATATTTTCCGCCAAAGTCATAAAAGCTTTGTTTTTGATTTCTCCGCTCGCATCTTCTTCTGGCTCATATCTCTCTAAGTTATTGGTTAGTGCTTCTGCCAACTCTTGGTCTGTTGAGCCTATCTTATTTATTGTCTCAAAGGTATCCTGCCAGTTAAATTTCCCTTCGTAGACATTGGTAAGGATATCAAATCTATTCTGCACTTTTTCAGATTCTATCTGCCTTTTTTGTGCTTTATCCCTTCCAGCTATCATGTTCTTTGCCTTGATGTATTTTTTTTCACTTCCTAAAGATAAACGTATCTCTTCCTTGTCAAGAAGTTCCAAAGCTCCTTTGGGATTATTCTCTGCCATTCCTAAGAGAAAGCTAAACATAGAGTCGCTCTCATAATTTTCAAGTAACTTCTTTTGGCCTTCCTGTCCGATAATCCCCTTAGAGAAGCTAACTATATTCTCCCTTGTGTCTTGATAATGGTTCTTTAATTTATTCAAATCTCCCATTCTTCCATAATCGGCAGCTATAAGAAGATTTTTCTTAATACCAGAATTAACACTATTCTCCATATTGACAATCGCTTGTTTCTGCCCCCATTGCAGATTGTCAAGCTGATACTGGCTTTTTAGTCTACTGCTTACCTTGGTCCAGTCTCCTCGGGAAAGAAGTCCGATTTTATCGTTATATTGACTGAGTATCCTCTCATACTCCGCATGAAGCTTACCAAGCGCTTCTTGGTTTATCGGATCGCCCTCATTGGCAATACGCCACTTGTTCGTAACATCAAGCATTTGCAGATTGGCGTCCGCCATAAAATCATTCATATTAGCCAAATCTTTCTTCTTTTCCAGCTCCATAAACCCCTCGGCTGTCTCTGCCAAGGCGGCAAAAGACTTAGCGTCGCTGCTTTCTGGCATTGTTACGTCTGTAACTTCTCTTTTAGCTAATTGACGGTGTGCCATTTTTCTCCTATAAAACTAACCCTGCTTTTTGATATGTGCTATAATCTGTTAAACTCCCCAGATTAAAACTACTTTCTAACCCTGCCTCTGCACCTTCCGTAACCGATGACGCCCCTGAGAACAATCCGCTTCCAGCTACACCTAAAGCTAACCCTCCCAGACTTGACAGAAAACTACTCCGGGCCTGCGACCAAACATTCTTTAATTGGGCGTTGTAATTTTCCTTAATCTGGCTTATGTCTTCCTTGCCTTTGGTGTACGTATCAGATAAAACGCTCATAGGCGTAGTGTTATCCTCTCCGGTCAAAGATATGCCCGAATTCAAAAAGGAGACCTTCTGCGCTGCCGCTAAAGCGGTTGTTTCCTTGGCGCGTTCGCTCGCTTTTAATGCTGCCTCAGATTTTAACGCCTTTGCTTTGGCTGAGGCGCTTTGATAGGAAGAAACCATACTTCCGGCGGTTAAACCTACCCCTGCTAAAAGTAATAATTCTGCTCCCATGCTTACGCCTCCTGGAGAATATTTAATCTTGCAAATCTACCAAAATATCTTCTCGCTGCGATATTGTATGCCTTGGCGGCCTCTAAAGCTGTCTTGAAATAACCAAGGTAAAGAAACTTTGAATTAACTCTTATACCGGAACGCCATTTTTGTCTTTCTCCCATCCAAAATACTCCCTTAAATCCTGACGTTGAATCTATATCTAATTTACGATTTCTACTATTCTGCTCTCGTGTGCAAATTCTTAAATTTTCTTTTCGATTGTCTAACTTATCGCCATTTACATGATCGGTTTCCTTACCGACTGGGGTATTAACTATTACTCTATGCATACAAATATGTTCTACTTTCTTATATTTCTTAAAAACACCTATAAATCTATTCCTTACTGCGTATCCTTTATGGTATAGCCACTTCCATTGACTAAGAAATTCAAAATCCTCGTCGTCAACCAATGCAAATTTACCTTGTGTCAAGGGAATTTGTTTACTCATAGGTCATAGCCCACATCCTGTAATCTTTATCTTTAAGGAATTTTCTCTTTGTTCCTTCGCAGGTAAATCCTAAGAATTTATGCCACTTATTCAGTTCTTCGCAGTCAAGGCTCAACGTCTCAATACGCTTCACTCCAAGGCGGTCTCTTAATTGATAAATGAAATCCTTTATCTCTTGTCCGTCAAAGCCGTTCATAAATACAGAACAAACCAGAAATCCCTCGTAATTCTGCTCAGCGTAATTGCGGTAAAACAAAATTGCTTTAATTATCCCTTCCTTATCCAGCGTCCAGCCTTCATACATCTTCAAAACTGATTTTAGCTTATTAAGCAAATCTCCGTCGCCAAAGTCGTTTAGTTCTATATGGATTAAATCTTCCTCAACAAATTCCCGTATCATAGCTTCGTCCCGTGGTTAACATCGCAGAAGATCGCCGTAATGTGCAAAGGAAGCGGTTCTGTCTGCCTGATATAAATACATTTCTCTGTCTCAAAGTCATCGTCAAAGCCAATAGGTCCCTTATCTCCATCCATAGGCAAAGGCGGCAAATTCCAGAACCCCGCAGGGTCAAAT